ATCTGATTATGCGAACCGCCTGTTTTGTCCTGGTCCAGGTCTTCACTGCGTGATCGCCACGCGAGTTCATCCTCAACAAGCCGGTGATGCGTGGTTAGCCAGTTGTACAGCTCGCGCAGCTCGTTATCGGTGTATTGCGACATATCGTCCATGGAATATCCAAGAGTGGCGAATGCGGTTTGTTCGGCAGGAATGCCCCTACCTGCGGCCTTGGCAGAAACCGGGTCCCGTCCGCAAGCGGACTCCCCCCAGTTATCCGCCTACGGCCTTGTCAGGGGTCTTGCTGGCAAGCGATACGGTCGGCAGCGCGGATATGACATAGCCCAGGTCGTAGCCCTTGTATTCGAGCGCGATGACGGTCGGTGACTCGTAGGTGATCGTGTAGCCAGCGTCAGTCAGGTCGCGGAACGAGACCTGACGGATCAGCTGGCCGTTCTGGGTGACGGTCAGGTATCCAACCAGGTATGGACGTAGGTTGCCATCCTGGTCTGGGCGGTCGCCCTTCATGACTGCCGACAGAAAGAGCTGATAGCCCTGATACGGGTGTATCTGCTGCTCAGGTCCGCGAGGCTGAGCGACTTCAGCAGGCGGCGCAGAGGGTTCTTGGTGTACCTGGACAACGGGAACCGGCTCAGGCCGTTTGACTGGCGGTGGTTGCTTGTCGGTGTCGCGGTTCAGGTTCCAGGTGATCATGCCCGCGGCGATGATGAACATGAGGGCCGCGCCCTTGAACGGCCAGCGCTTCCAGATCGGGACAATATCGCTTGCTTCCAGCTCGGCGGCTGCGGCTGATGATCGAGTGTGACTCTTCCAAAATCCGAAGTAGGTTTTCTCATACTGACGGATCGAGGTGTTGACGACCTCACCGCGTAGCCCATCCTGGACCTTCCGAATGTAGCGATCATTCGAGCCGAACGCGGTTGCCTTCTTACAGCGATACACCACCTGAACGAGGTCGCGGATAGCACGGTTGATCTTGCCGTAGCTCTGCGTGATCAGCAGGACGTCCGCACCTTCGTGACGGTGCAGTGAGTACCATTCTTCGACCTCGACCGGAGTACCACGAACCGGCAATGCCAGGTGGCATTCGTCGATGATGTAGAGGGGGCCAGTGCCGGTTTCCTCCTGTCGCCAAGGGTCACCATAGTGGCTCTCCTGGCTGAACGGGCGAACGAGGCGGCTACCCTCCTCCCTGGTCTTCGGGTCGGTGTATCGCTCGGTATAAGGCTCCCGGATTTCAATGAGATGGCAGTACTCGGGGAAATAAGTCTGAAACTTCTCCATCACCAGGGCAAGGTTGGTGATGACCTTGCGGCCTTGTTTCAGTGCCGGGATCAGATGGAAAACAACGGCCTCGTGTGACTTGCCGCCACCGGGCTGGCCAAGCATCAGGTTAATCATCAGGAACCCCAGCGAACAAACGGGACGGTTTGGAGGATGAATCGGACTACCAGGGCAGCGACGATGATCGTTATCGCCTGGGTAACTCCGATTGCTCCGAGCATCTGACCGACCTCGGGCGGAATCATTGAGTAATACGTCTGCGGGTCAAACGGGATGTTGATGGCATTGAGTGCTGTTGCAGCGACGGAAAGCATGCCATCAAAGAACCAGCAACCAAGATCGGTAGCCATGTTCCAAATGTCCTTAAATATCTGCGTGAAGACAGACAGAACCCACTTAGCGAAACCAACAATCTTAGCGAGTAGTGCTGTGAAGAAGTTGCCGATGACGGCCATGTCAGCCTCCGAACGTAATGGCACGCGCCGTGAATAGCGCAGTAACAAGCATGATGACTTTTATGAAGTCGAAGACGTAACAGAGGTTTACGAATGGGACATTGCCGTAGCTTGCCCAATTAGCGATGTTGAATGACATAGACCAGGATGGACACGATCCAGAAAACTGAGGTACGAAGGAATGGAGGAACGAAATAAATTCGCTGTTATCGAATTTCGACTGCGCATCCTGCCAAACACCTTCGAGACCTTCCGGGTACTTCTGCTGATAGAAGGGTTCAACTGGGGGAAACTCGCTATCGGTGAAGTTTATGTCCTGCTCTTCCTCTTCGCGGGGCTGCTCGGTTTCCGGCTCGGTTTCCGTAGTTGTTTCGGTGCTGCCGTCAGGCTTAGTGACAGTCGTCGTTTTAGTTGTGCGGTAGTCATAGTAGTTGTCGCCATAGGTTATGTCGTAACGCGCGTTGGTAGTCGATGTTGTCGTGCCGGCAGGAGACGTTGTAGTGGTTGTAGGACCGGGCTCAGTGACACTGGCGGGGCCTTCAAGCCATGTATTGTCGCGGAGTTCTTCGTAACACCCCTGAGGATTTAGGGAGCCTTCGCAATGCTCGCGAAGACGCTCTTTAAGCCACTCTGAATCCTTAGCCGCTGCTGCCGCTTCCATTAGGTCGTAATCGGCGTCGGTGGCCGGGCGTGTTCCAGAAAGGCTTACACATGCACCGGTCGAAACGTTGTATTCGCTGCCGTCAGGACATTGATTACCGACACGGTATGCAGTGCCGTTAACCTTAATGCCAGTGTATGAAGTCATCTGGCACTGAGCGCTGGTGCCGGCCTGGGATATAACGGTGGCGTTGAGAGTGCCAGGAATGTACGTGTCGCCCTGGCTGGTTAAACGAGACGCGGCATACTGGCATGCGGCAACGGCGCTAGTGTGATGGACGGTGGTTTGATTGCTGTAGTACCAATAAATACCGCCTGGTACATCTTGCGGAGTGCGGATGACAACGCGCCCGTCTTCAATTACGCCATCGACCGCATCAAGCATATATTGAAGGCCGATCCCAACTGCTGCGCCATAGACACCGCCCCGAAGATTGCCGACCATGCCTTTGACAGTTCGGGGTATCGAATAATCGTAGGTTGGCTTGATTGGCAGCTTAGTGCCCTTAGAACCGCCACCATATGAAGATGGAATGTATTCACCTTCGATGGGATTACCAGGAACTGAAATCCTGCTACCTGCTTTAGATGATCCGTTACCAGAGCCGATCACTTGACCGTCTGAGGGCATCGAAACTTGCTTGCGAGTTGCCGCATGGGCATGGCCGATTGAGAGTACGACCAGGAGGGTTAGAACCGCTGATTTACTCCAGTGATGAATGCCCATCCGCCGAATACTCCGCCAATGAATACGAGCGAATAGGCGAGCATCGCCAAGTCCGCTGCAGTAAGTGCTATTTGCGCTTCTTCCATAATGAATGAAGGGGCCGAAGCCCCTCCCCCGAAGAGGCCGTTAGGCCTTCCGAACGCCACGCTTGCCGAGGTCGATGCCTTTGAAGGCCATGGCGATACCGATGATGACGACGCCAGTAGTGCCAACCCAGGTAGCGACAGTGGCCAGGTCTACAGCTGCGAAAATCTCAGTCATGTTTATTACTCCGTTACAGTTTGCGAATGACGCCGAGAGCGACGCCGAGGGTTATTCCCAGGCCCCAACACGTGACCGTGAGAAAAAAGCCAGCGGAAAACACCGTAGTTACGCACTCAGCGGTTAGTTGTGCGGTGCAATCCACTGTTTTATTACTCCGTTACTTCTGAATTACAAAAAGCGCAAAGGGTGCCGCCTTCAGGATCGTCAACAACAGCGAAATCCGATCCATCTGAATCATCATCGAACTCTTCGCCGCATTCGTCACAGACATGAGTGTCCATTAGTTCGCACCTACTGCCTTAGGAGCAGGAGCAGAAATGCGGCGGGCTTGACGCGGGTCAACTTCGAAGTGGATGCGGTCATCCTTGATCGAGCAGCTGACGTCGCACTCGTAGTGACCGACCGGCAGCACTTCCTGCTGTGAGGCGGCGTAGTAGCTGAACTTCTGCGGATACGGGACGCCCGGCAGGTGCGCGAAAGCTTCGGCCATCCAGTAGGGCTTGCCGGACTTGGCGGCGGTGCCGGTGCGGAAATTGCCGGTGGTTTCGATCTTAATAGTCATAGCCATGGGTATTGCCTCTTAAAAGCCGAACAGGTCGGCAACGCAGGGAGTGCCACGCTCTTGGCGTTCCAAGAACCATTGGCGTTCGGGCTTGATGCCCTGGGACTGGCGAGCATCGAGGGCTGCCAGCGTTTCGTTTACTTGCTGTTGCAGGATCGGGTTCACGAATGCCCGGGCCTGCTGTTGCTCTTGAAGGCGGCGGCGCTGGCCGCTGGTGAGCTGGGTGCCTTGAAAGCTGACGGTTCTCATGGGCGGAACTCCAAACGCACGAGGTAGAGCGCGATGGCGCCACCGGCGAGGGTTGCGAGCAGGGAAACAGTTGCGGAGATCATTCGAAGAACTCAACGCGGAAAAACCAAAGAGGATCGGGAAAGGCACTAAGCTCATGGTCTGAGCAATAGTTGAAACCACTGACGGCGTGATCCTGGGCATCGTGGAGTTCGTGAGCAGGAACGTCGTAATCAACGTCGCAACCACAAACAGCGCATTGAGACTTAACGATCATGCGGCCACCTGTAGATGGTTCGGGCGCTGGTACCAGCTCGGAATGGCCAGCACTGTGGACTTGGTGATTTCGCGGGCCTGACGAACGAAGACGGGGGCGAAGCGCGAGGTGTCGCAGGCGTTGCGAATATTGATGCCGATGCGGTTGAGGCGCGCGGCGTGGGTCTGTACTTGCTTCTTACCGAAGTCGAACTGCTGGCCGTGCATCCACTGAATCGCATACATGGCGGTAGTGTTCGCTGCACGGGTGGTGTCTACGATCTGCTCAGCCAAGAGCTGTTCGGATATGGAAACGATGTCCATTGCGGTCACCTTCAGTCGCTCGTCAATTCTCAAAAACTCGTCGTGGAGTTCGGCAAAACGCCGTTCGTCAAAGAGGCCCCAATAGGCCAAGCATTCACGCTGCAAAAATTCGTTCTTCAGCTCCTGCTCCATCCGCACAACGCCATGAAGGGCGCAGTAGTCGCGGACGCGCTGCACATACAGGAACTCGGGGGATTCATCGCCGTAGAGGCGCTTGATCTTCGGGAGCAGGTTCTCATCGAGCTCGAAAGCCTTGTCGTAGGCCTTGCGGTACTGGAGACGCCCGCCTTTGCCGTTGCCCTTCGGGGTCCACGCGACGGTGCGGCCGTTGGGATACAGGAAACCGATGCTGTGCCCGATGCGCTGGGAGGAAACGCCGCGCAGGTAGGCCAACACGTTGCCCTCTCCTACCGATACGTTAGTGGTGAGGTCGATGCGCTCAATCTTGGCACCGTCTGCCACGCGATCGCCGGTCTTTGCACCTGATGCGCCGTCCCGCAGATCAACGCGAGTGCAGCGGGTAAAGCCCGGCAGGCCGTACTCGGCCAGAAGCTGGTTGTAGACCGAAACGCACTGCTCGATGGTCGAGAAGCCGAACAGGTTGTCCAGGCGACCTACCCGGCTTGGGTTGCCCTCAACACGGACTTTCCGCCCCTGCACATGGATCGTGACCGAGGTGGAATAGCTAGCCTCATGCTTGAAGCGAGGCTGGCGGGTAGAGAGGACTTCATTGGTGTTCGTGTCGATTGTGATCGTCATCACATCGCACACGACCGGGAGGTCATGAGCGTGTTCCTGAGAGACGGTGAGCCAGTCGATGAAGAACATCCGATGTCGCCTTATCCACTTGTGAACAAATCACATTGGAGGCGAATGTAGACCAGGGAACTTGTCACCGTCAACACAAATCACATCGCAACAAATAACATGGCGACAGGTGGAATCACATGAATGGGCGTGCCATGGGAAAAACAGTAAGGCTGTCGGACGCAGAGCAAGAGGCGATTCGGCAAAAAGCCATAGAAATCAACAAGTTACTGATAAAGCAGGGAAAGCAGCCCCTGCGGGACAGTGAGCTTGTGCACAAAATCCTCGAGAAATCAGTGCCTTACGTACAGCTAGGAGCGTCGGGCGAAGTGGTCATAGAGATCAAGTGACCGTGGGAAACCACGGTAAAGTGGGGGTGTAACAGCACCCCCACCGCCGACCAGCTGAAAAGCGCTGCTGAAACCGAGCAACTGTCGTGACCTGACCAGAGGCGGTGCTGACGATCTTGGGAGAGCGGCAGAGAGACGCCCGGAGCGGTTCCAGTTGGGCAGATCAGGGCGCGGGTTGAGTTGGTGGCGGGACAACGGGACGAAGATCGCGAGAAGCCTCCAGAGGGCCATGCAGGCCGCTGGGGGCTTTTTTGTGGGTCGATGGCTGAGGCCCCTTCGGGGGTATCGTCGCAGGCGCTATGCAGCACGACAGGAGGCAGTGCAGGCGACTAATCGCCGCGAGCGGCGAGGTCGAGGCCAGCAGGACAGGTCAGAGCAGGTTGATTCGCTCAGCGATCTGCCGCAACTCATGCAGAACAGCATCGAGCTCGGCACCTTCGTCGTCGAGCTGGGCAACACGCTTTCTCAGATCGCGGACCTCAGCGACCAGTCGGGGGTAGTCGTCGAGGATCCACGTTATGGCGTCGGAGCCCTTGCGGCCCGGCGCATACAGCTCAGCGGTTTTGAGTAGACGGGATTCGAGGTCGATTGCGCATCGCATAATCGGCCCTATGTTACGCGCCGCCTGGAGCCGTGACATTTTCCAGACGACGCTCAACATAAGGCC